GTTGCTTTCTACGAATGTTTCTGTTATTCCAATACAAAACAAAATCGTATTCTTTTTCACCAAATATTTCTTTTTTAAATTCCTTTGGAACTTCTACTGGTTTGTATAATTCGGAATTGATACCATGTGGTACATAACTTACTTGCCAATCAGCAGGTTTAGTCCAATGTTTCTCTTTATCCCATCCCCAAACTCTACGAGTAATACCATAAGTTTGTTTTGAAATACAACCAATCCAATCACAACTTTCGTAGTAATCTCTGTTGTATTTTGGGTCTGGTAAATCATCCCAAATATGATAGAAGAATAAAGGTACTGATTGACGAATTTCATGTTCAATCTCATACAACCAAATCCAATATCTCGGGTCTGTGAAGTGTAAGATTGCATCCGGTTTTTCAATCATCAATAACTGACGAATAATATCAGCATTACCATATCCATCAAATGGGTAAATTTTAACAGATGCATCTTCTACACCCGTTCTTTTACGGACATCTTCGTTTAAATCTAAAACTTTACCTGCTTCTGGATGTTTGATTGCTGCTCCTAATTGTACCCAATCGTACTTATCAACCGTTCCCATAACCAATTGTTTGGAAACATTAGCGATTCCACTCGACATTCGGAGGTCATCCGATAATAATAGTATTTTCTTTTTTGCCATAACTTTTATTTATAATAATATGTATTGGAAATTTAGATTTTTCCATCACATAATCCTCTTTGAGAGAACTCACACCATTTACAATTTTTTTTATTTTTACCAGGATTCTTTGGAAACTCTACTTGTCTGTATTCACCATTCTCATCAAATACATTATCCACAAATTCTTTAAATGAAGTCCATGCTTTGTTTACAGATGGTTTGCCAGATGCAGGAACGTGTTTTGAAATACGAGGTATTGTAAAATCGGTAGATTCTGAAACCTTTCTCTTTAAAATGATAAACTCTACATCAATCATATCTTCTGAAATACCTAATAATTCTGCGTAGAACTTTTTGTAAAGAAGAATTTGAGCATTTTTAATAGGGTCTGCTTTTTGGTATTTATTCCAACCCATTGTAGATGTTTTGAAATCTATAATACGGTAACGACCTGAAACTCTGTTTCTAACTACCATATCTAAAAATCCTAAAAAACTTACATTTTCAGCAATTTTAGTATTAATTGGTTGTTCGATTGCTACTAACTCATCGTTTGTTAATGAAAAAAAACTGTTGAAGTTTTTAGGTTTTTGGAAATAGTCTAATATAAGATTCCCATCTTCTAAAAACTCAACCAATTCTTCTTTTGTACAAATAGGATTAGTACCATCTAATGATTCTTTTAAGTACAACTCACGCATCTTCTCTTTCAAGAATGCTTTTGTATCCATTAGTTTATCTGCTTGCGATTTGGAAATACGCAAACATTTATCTAAATAGGTTTGCAATGTTTCGTGCATTGCAGTTCCAAATACTAAATGGATATTCGATGTAGAGATGGATAATCCATCAATATAATTCAACTTATACTGATATGGACATCCGCTCCACATTGAGTATTGACTAAAAGAAACTCTTCCCACTATATTTTAAGTTTAAGTTTGGTAATTTGTTTTGAATCAATACCATATTTTTCACAGATGAATTTAATGTTTTCTCTACCTTCTCTCGAAGAATATAGAATTTCTATGTAATCAATAGCTTGATGTTCAGAACAAATATACTCATTTTTTATGAGATTTACAAGCCATTCCTCATATTTTTCTCCTGCTTTTCCTTTAATATATTTTAGGTAATACTTTCCTTTAGGGATGATGTTTATGTACAACTTATACATTTCCTTCGGTGATAGTGTTTGCGTTAAAGGAAGTATGGTTGCAATGAGTTCTACCCACTCAGGTTTCATCGAAAGGAATCTATTAATCATAAAGTTACTCCATGTCTTAATATCCTCCTCTGTTAATTTATCAAAGTAGTTTGGGTCTTGTTCAGACGTAATTGCAGCAATGTGGTCAAATAACTTTTTCCCTGCCATTATTCTACTATTGATGATGGTTTATCTCTCAATTCTAAAGGTAATAACTCTTGCAATGCTTTACCACATTGAGTACACAAATAAGTTTCAATTGGAATAACAGAATCTTGTGGTTGACCTGTTACTAATCTTGATAATTTTTTGAATCTGAATCCTGGCATAAACACTTTGTTTCCACATTCACATTCCATATCTCTCGCATCGTTTAAATTGATGCCCATCGGTAATCCTTGTTCCATTACTTTATAATGTTTAAAATTTGAATAATTGTACTCATAAATACGATTTCTTTATCTACTACTAATGCATCTTTAGATATACCTTCTGCAATAGTTAATATTACATTTGCCGTATTACCAGATGCGTATTCATCTACTCTATCATATAACATAGAATACATTTCCGAATAATCGTTTAGTCTGTTATCAGCAACTGCTTGTCTGATATTCATAAACATATTTCGTTTGTCATCATTTGCTTTTAACAAATCTACCAATTTAGTTTGGAAGTTAGATTCCACCATAATTTGGTGGTCTACTTTTAACTCTCCTTTTGCAGATTGCAATTGACAAGTATTTAAGATTCTACGAATATCTGGATAATATGAACTGATAATATCTGCTACATTTTTTAAATCGTATGTAATCTTTTCTGCATCTAAAATTCTAGTAACTTGGATTGCAACATCTTTCTTTGTGGGAGGTGTAATTGCGAATGTTTGACATCTACTTTTGATTGGGTCAATAATCTTTTCGTGATAATTACACGTTAGGATAAATCTACAATGTTTAGAAAATGTCTCCATTAAGTTACGCAAGATTGCTTGTGCGTTTGGAGTCATATAATCAAACTCATCCAAAATGATAATCTTAAATCCTGCAAACCCCATTGAGGATGCAAAGTTCTTCACCTTATTACGAACCGTATCTACGTTGTTCTCATCCGATGCGTTAATAATCATACTATCACATTTAATAGTATTTACAATAAGTTTTGCAAGTGTGGTTTTACCAGTTCCTGCTTTACCATATAATAACAAATGTGGAATATCATTATTATCCAAATACTGTTGAATGGTTTCCTTTACGGTTTCATTACCAACATATTCGGCAAGAGTTTGTGGGCGGTATTTCTCCACCCATAAACTATGCTCTCTTTTACTATTTTCGTTCGCGAAAAAACTCATCTTTTTTTATTTACCTGTTGAACCAAATCCACCTATACCTCTACTACTTTCACTTAATTCATCTACTACTTGTAATTGAATTACAGGATGAGGAACTATAATTATTTGACAAACTCTATCTCCTACATTATACGCAATAGAATCTAAACCATTTAATTTAATAAATGTTGCTTGTAATTCACCTCTATAACCTGCATCAATTACACCAACTGAATTACTTAACATCAATTCGGTATTTCGTATGGATGAACGAGGAAATACTAATCCAACCATACCGTCTGGTATTTCCATAGCAATTCCCAAACCATAAGTTATTTGAAATGATGTATTTTCTATGATTTTAGTTGCTACTAAATCTAATCCTGCATCACTCTCTTTTGCATACTTTGGTTTAACTGCATTTTCATGCAATAATTTAATCTTTACTTTCATTTTTTTCTTGTTGCTCGTTTCTCAACTTTTTAGTTTCTTCTGTAATTGGTCTTGGGAAAATTCTAAAAACCATTCCACTTTGTTGGAAATTTAATCCTTCACCTTCTTGTGGTTGAATTTGTAAAACCATTGGTGCAGGTTCTTCTCCTTCGTTTGACCATGCAAAAACGATTGGTTCGTTGTTAAAAAATTGAAAACACCATTCTGCATCTGCTATTGGAGTTGGTGCCGGTTTTGTTGTTTCTTCTTCTGGAAATAATTCTAATTGTTCTGCCATTTTATTTTTATTTAGTTGTTTACAAATATACGAAATTTTTTTTAAAAATCAAAGAATTTTTTTGCAGTTTGAACTTCGTTAGATGCTTTATTCCACTTTAGTGCATTGTAGAAGTCATCTAATTTATTTTCCAACTCTGCTTTATAAATCATATCTCTATCTATATATTGTTCGATAAAATCC